AGCAACAATATAAATTGCAGAAGAAACTAGAGAGTATGACATGGAAAAATTAAAAAATAATCTTGCTGGTATTGTAAGTTTGATTGGTGTTGTTGGTGCTATTGGTGCTGGCTTTACTACATACGGACAACTAATAGCTAACATATCTGCTCTCGAAGAAAAGGTTAGTGAGTTATCTGCACGTCAATATGTAATAAATGAAACTGTAGATCTAACAGATACAAATAATAAAATAAATGATAACTACGAAACAACACTAGATCGTATTAGTGACATCAAACAATCACTATCTGATAACAAAAATAATTTAGAGATAATTAAAACAAGATTAGATTTAATTGATGCTCAGTTAAACCAATTACAAAACGATAATAAAAATCCACTTGCTAGATAAAAGGAGATGTTATGTACAAAATTTCTAGTTTGATATCCAAGATAACTAAATTTATCCCATTTAAAAGCCCATACAGTGCTATGTTCTTTGAAAAATGTGGCTGTGGTTACAAAAAACCTAAAGCTTCTCTATGGGCTTCTCTGGCTGTTCTAGGGGCTATTCTATTTTTCCTTTAGTTTTTGTTCAAAAGGTGGTTGATAATCGTTATGATTAGTAACTAAGTCTATGAATGTGTCCATTCTCATAGCAACAATAGGATCATCATAGTCTTGTTTCATTACTAATGCATCTGCCTTACCCATCCAATTCAGTATTGTTTTAAAACCATTACCATTTTTTCTTGCCTTAACTTCGAGAATTAATCTTGGTCGGTAGATAGATATATCATGAGGAAAGTCTGACAATGCACCTGATAGGGGCTGACGTTTTGCATCAACCCCTTTCTTCTTTAGAAACTTAACTAGTTCATTCTCTACTCTGTAACCTTTTCTTTTTGATGATGATCCCCCCATTAATCTCTCACAAGTTTCTTGTCAATTACAGGATAGATACTTCTGCTTTCAGTTGCTTTACCTATACGGACTATTAGTTTTTTATTCATTAAATCTTTTATAATCCTGTAAGCATTTGATGTTGCACCTAGATCACAATCATTTGCTATCTCATTATATGTGGGACTGATCTTATTCTTATCTACATATTTAATAAGATAATTGTAAACATCTGACTGTCTTTTAGTGAGTGCCTTGATACTACTTCTTTCAATGTCCTGTTCTGAATACATATCGCACCTCTTAGAATGGTATGTTTACGTCATCATCAGATGGACTGCTGACACTAGGTGTACTACTTGGTGCAGGAGCATTGTCTGATCTTGAATCCATCATCTCCATCTTTGCTTCGAACCTATCTAAATGTATCTCAGCAGTCTTAGTTTTATTGCCTTCTTTCTCCCACTCATTGTAGGTAAGTCTGCCTTGCACTAATATCTTACTGCCTTTTGATACATACTGTTCTATTCTTTCTGCTAGTACAGAATCCCAAACAACAATCTTATGCCAGTCTGTCATCTTTTCTCCTCTAACTTTCTTGTGAGTAGCAAGATTAAATACTGCATATTTATCTCCGTTATCTCTTGTTTTAATATCAGGATCTGCTCCTAAGTTTCCAATCAAAGTTATTACGTTATACATTTGTTTTCCTTTCTAGTTGATTGTAAATTGTTTTTAGATTATCTAACCATCTCTTGTGAGATGTAGCCTTTGGTTCTATGTAAGCTATAAATTCACTTGGTAATGGTAGCTTACGATACTTCGCAGTCTTGATGAAGTTAGTTACGCACTCATCTAAGATTGCTTTGGGATATCCACCTAAGATTATAAAGTATTGTTCTAATCCTAGATCAGTTGGAATATCACAAGATAATGTACTGGCAATAGTTTCGATAGCAACTGCTATGTCTTGACTGCTAGCACTACTGATTCTTTCTTCCCATATTGGAATGAAATCTTTTATATCCTTGTCAATGTTTCTTGTAGCTGAGAAGTCTGGCTTGTTCTGCCTGTGTTTGATCTCGTAAATTCGCTTGATCATAGAGTCGCTGACGTCTGCCTTGAACAAACTCGGTGCTTGTTGTTTGCTTAGAAACTCTTTCTCGCTTGTAGATAACTGCATTTCGTAACCACTTTCTGAGGAGTGATCCCCAATCGGTTGCAGTTTTGTTTTGAGATCTGTAATAATCTCTGAAGTTTTCATATTCTGTGTCATAATTTACCTCTCCAAATTCTTGTATCAATTCATCTATTTCATCATCACTCGGATTGTAATGATCAACGTGATGTGCTTCTGCTGATAAGTTTAAATATAATCCAAGTGCTTCACACCAATTAATAAAGTTCTCTGCATTTGGTTCGCAATCTTGTCTTTCCCATTTGCCAACGTTGTTTGTTGACACTCCTATTTTGTCACTCACTTCCTCGATAGTAAGTTTCAAATATAACCTACGTTGTTTGAGTAGCCTGACTATTTCTTTGTACATATTTCTTTCCCCTAATTTGATTATGTCCATCTATGATTATATTGTAGGTTGAATGAAGGATATCATATTGTAAGTAATTGTTTAACTTTAAAAACTTGATATCCAAACTGTACATTTCCCACGTGTCCATAGCTTCTTGTTTAGTAACTGTGTTCATTAATCTGCTGTATATCTTGTCATATATCTCAGTAGTTTTATTGAGCATAGCTTGATTCATTTCATACCTCATTGTTTATTGGAGATTTGTTTGCTAAGTCTTTGATCTTATCTGTTGCTGGAACATTCTTTTCTTTTTTAAAATCTTCTGCATCATCATCTGTATACAAATACCCATGTGCATTTGCTAACTTCAATACGCATCTATCTACTGCACGTTTTTCTGCCATAGCATATGGGTACTGGTTTTTATTATTATTTGGTGTTGCTTCTCCTAAACTTTCAATTGTTGTTTTGCCATCAGCAGTAGTTAATATACATTTCACTACAACATCAGGAGAAAAATTTAATACTTCAAGTTTCCAATTGTACCCCTCAGTTAGTGCTATTTTTTCTACTGCTCTATGTGAAACAATCCACGTGCCTTTTCTTTGTTGCAACTCCCAGAAATCTTCTCCAGTTAAGTTGTATTTTTCTCTGAAGTTTTTAATTAATTCTTCTGTGTAATTTTTGTTTGCCATTGTATCTTTCCTTATCTATTTTGTTATTGTTATTAGTTTAATCTATGATGATTATTATATCAATCATTAATTTCAGGTGGTGTTTTATTTATTACATACCCCCAAAATGCTTTTTGCATTTCGACTAGTCGTTCGATAAACGCATCATCTCTTTCTACTACTTGGAACTTATGATCCTTGTTACCAAATATTCCAGAGATAATGCATTTATCACAATCAAAGACGTGCATATAATGTTGCATCTGTGGATTGTAACTCTCGATCAGATCACTCAATGTTTTTAATTCGCTAGTATGTTTGCATTCAATGATGCATTTTTTACTGGGTATATATCCATCAAGATGTGCATATAAACAAAGTTTATTTTTGTCATCAAGATCTATAAACTTTTCTTTCTTTAGATCTCTCCAATCAGTAGAGTTTAATATATGGTTTGCTTCTACTTCAAATATATGAACACCTTTATTGGTTTGTTTCTTTTCTGATCTAAGTTTTTTCATCAGCCATTGCATATTAAAATCTTCTGTCCATACTCCTAATTGAACTCTGAAATTATCTGATAGATCTTCTGTAACTGCATTTACTTTTTTGTCATATAATCTTTTCCAATTGCCTGTGACCATCAAGTCATAGCAATCACTCCCACCTATTCCACGTTCTCGATTAACTGTTACATCCATTACTTAATTACTCCCTTGTCTATTCTCTTTGTAAACTTTCCCTCGTACCTGTCGAACTCATGAACCTCAACTGCTATATTGTGTCCTTGTTCTCGAAGAAAGGCTATGCTTCCTGCACCTTTCATTCCAAAGTATTTATCTGTTAACTTTTTATCTAGCACTACAACACTAGGGTAAATATAATATTCATATCTAGTGTCATCTTGATTGATTACTTTAATTGTCATCCCTTACCTTTCTTTCTTCTCCCTAGCTAACGGTTACCTGTTCTGCGTAAAGTGTTGTTAATAATTTGGTAACCGTTAACTGTAACTAGCTAGACGGGAGAATTATTCTAGCTAGTTATTCCTTTTAAACTTGATTGTATTTCTTCCAAGTTTCTGTGATCATGTCTGCTACTTTATCGATCTCCAATTTATAAAAATCTTTTGGGAGATTCGATACAATATGCAATGTGAAATCATCCTCATCTTTAATTGTATCTTTATTAAGTATGTATTCGCAGTCTATCCATTGTTTGCATTTCCATTTCAAGCTAACTTGATTCAATGCTTTGTCATTTCTATAATCTATTATTTCTATTACTGACATTGCCTGTTCTCCTCGTTTGATATTATCCAGATCATTTCTATTTCTTGTTCAGCATCCATGTCATCATAGCAAGTTAGATATTTTTTCAATGCTCTTGCCCTTGTAAAATATTCTTCTTGTGATCTTACTTCTTTTGATATGCTCATTATCTCGTTGATAATTTCTTCGTCTTGTTCCATATATAAACTGTTTGTTTTACTCATTTGATTTCCTTTCTAAAACATAAATCTTATTAATTGATAGGCACATATTACCCATGCGACTATGAAAAATATTGATACTCCTATTGCTATTTTATCCAACATTTTCTACCTCTTTGAGATCTTCCATTATATGTTCGGCTAGTTCATACCAGTTAACATCAGAAATAAATGCGTTTGCATAACTGAATACTAGTGATTGGTCATCAACTTCACTTGTTAATAATTGATATACATCATCTTCTATTAGTTTTGATAATTGGTATGTGTCCATTTTGTGATCACTATTCATCATCATTTCATGGTAATGATCGTAATGAATGTCTACTATTTCTAACCCAACTCTCCACGTTGCGTAATTTGTCCAACCATTGTATTTTGTATCTGTCATTGTGTTTTAAATGGTGGAGTTATTAGCTCCACCAATCCCCTTGTTATATACCTTGATTATTTTTTCTAAATTCTTCGCTTATAAAATACA